TGTACACACAAGCCACAGACAGGTCTCGAGTTTTGCAAAAGACATTTAAAGATTTACGACCCATAAATCCTAAATTATGTTCTTGGATATACAACTTGGTGACGGTGTCATTCTCGCAGAATTGATCCAGGAAAAAGAAAATACAGTGTTAGTTTCTTGTCTAGAAGAAACGGATAACGAAGGTCATTACTCATTTAGAAGTCCCGTATGGATTAGCAAGGAACATATAGTACGTCTTTATTCTATATTTAGGGACATTGATAGATTAGGATATGAAGAGGTAGGCGATAACCTTTACATATCAGTTGACGCTTCAGATAAAGATTTTGTCCCATCATCTTCTGATGATGAAGATGAAGAAGAAGACGACGACGATGTATCACTTTGCTCTGATGATTCTTTAAACTAACTGGCCTACGTTGTTATGGTATTACAAAAAGTGGTTGTAGGTGCACGAGAAAGGGCAGTTGCAACTCGAACATTTTGGGATTCCCTGTTGTGTTTTGTCGCTCACATAACAATATGCCTCATATCAAGTTTTTCATGCCGTGGTTAATAAGAGGTTACGTTCATGTTCATTATGATCGTGATGTATTTATATGGCATAGGATAAAAATGTTCGTTCGCATAATGTTTCTTGATCTCCAACCAGCCATAACAAACGTAGGCGATGTCGTAAAAACATTTTTTGATAGAATAAGATTTCCCAAAAGGAAAAAGAAGATGTGTGTGGTATGCTACGAAAACAAGAGACCTGTGAAGATAAATTGCAAGCACAACGTCTGTGTCTCTTGTTTGAATAACATCGTGTATCTAAATAGTAACTACGCATTCAAGTGTCCGATGTGTTTCGTGAATATACTTTAATTAAATACATCATACTAGTAATTTATAAAATGTTCTATACCAAACTTTGGACGAACCAAACTTTTCACTTTGTCTTTCACACCACCGAGGTCCCACACATGGACTGGGTGGCATTCAAAGAAGACGTGAGAAGCTGCTTCAATAAGGAGCAGTTTAATTTCCTGTTTGATTTTTCAGATGTCAAAGTCGTTCAGGTTGCTACCATTCCCCGACTGATATGGGAATTTAGTTCGCTGATGCGCGAGTTGAAACCGAAGACCGAAAAGCAGGTCATTCGTTCGGCGATCGTGACCAACCCGACGTTCTTCACGTTCAAGTTCATCGAGAGCATCATATGGATGTACAGGAACGTGAGACCCATCAGCGTCGTCAGGACGTTGCCAGAAGCATATGATTTTCTCGGGTAATACTAATATGGATCTTCGCACGGACTCCGAAGTTCACTATCTCTATATCGAAGGATCATCAAATAAATTCACGAGACAATTTCAAGAAGTTTATCGAAATGTCTACCAAGTGGATTTGGTCTACGCTGAATCAAATGTACTTACAGCTGGAAAATCTACAGTGTTTGACATTGAAGAGCTTCGTTCTCCTTTCACGGACAGCGCCGTGACAGCAGGTGCAGATGGTTCAAGTATTCGCGGTTACTTTGCCACTATCCCTCCGAATGGCGTGTCAGCAGGTTCGATTAGGTATTTCCAGGAAAACGCAGATTTTAAATACAGCATCCAGTACAAGAATCCAGTGAGTTTTGATAAGTTCAGTATTCGTGTAATGGATAGCGCCGGAACGTTGGGTATCAGCGATGACGCCCATAAACTTCTGTTGCGGGTCCACGTGGGGAATCCCAATATACGTCCTCAGATGCCAGTGGACTGGCGGGACGAAAATAAACAAATCTTCGAGCCTAGTTCCCTAGGTCTGCTTGGGAATTAAAACGATAGGACGTGGCTTTGCGGCCTTTTGACGAAGGTTTAGAGCTATATCATCCTTAACAAATTTACTCGTGATCTTGAGCATGAACGAATTTTCGTTTAATCCCTGAAAATTGATAAGCGAACCATCAGACTTCCTCCATCTCACAGAGACTCTTGACAACTGTGAAATAGGAGGGTAAAAATCGACACCATAAATGTAGTCATTTGTTTCAGAAAAATGCTTGATGCCGCCGGAACTTACATCCATGACGATGGGACCGAAATTATACTGTGAAGCAGACGTGCTAAAAGAGTTTGTCTCAATCTTTTGCGCCTGTTGCATACGACCATTATTTAACTCATTGATATCCAGATAGACGTAGTTATCTGCTGTGATATTCACCAACTGGTCGGATTTCAAGAATGTCGTGTTCTGATACCGGTCGTTATTGGCATAGAGATTAAATGTTGTGGGAGGGGTATCGTTTGCCACAGAGGCCGATGGACCTGCCGTAGTGCTTGTGAAACCCATCAGAGTCGCCAATGTTGACGACAGCGTCAACGTAAAATTACCGTTGGGATCGGTGGTCGGTCGTGAGAATAAAAATTTTCCTTCATTTGTCAAGTAAGTCACAGATACGTTGGTAACAGGTTCAATGGCATTCTGAACCTCAGATGCCAATCCACCGGCAGAATAAAATCCATTCGGTAATGAAAATGTACTCCCATCCAGACCAATTGCATTCGCTCCATCCGGAAGATTTTGAATGACATTCGGTACAGATGCCTGTATCAATTCTACCCGTGTGACATCGCGGATAGGGTTTGTCATGTGCATGGTGTACAAATTACCCGAAGGATATAAATTAGCATCCCTAAGATTTGAGTTTACCACGAGATAGTGTGTTTCCATTGTTAATATTCAATATTTTTTATTTCACACTCATATTTCGCATCAGGATCGTCAAAGTCTGGCAGCATAGCTTCAGTTTTCTGAATAATTTGATCTCTTTTAATAAGATCCTTTAGTACTTGCAATTTCTCGTCATCAAAAATGTATTTCCATCCGAGAGGAAGAATATTGTCACCAGGCAAAAGACTCAAAATATAATTTACAAAATAGATTATCCAAGTATAAATCATAAAGGTATTTAAAGGTTCATTGAGCTTTAACCATAAATAATCCAAAAATGCACCAAAAAACGGAACAGAATCGTTGCTTGTGGGTTTCAGTGACTCTATCCCAATTGACGTACAAATACCCACTAACAATCCAATATATATGGACTGGTTAAATAACCATTTTTCTTTTGTCTTATTGTAGGAACTAATCATTAATACACTCATAGAAACAATTACAGAAACAAACATACTTAAACCTGGATTCTTGCCTAAAGCTAAAGCTGGAATTATGGAAAACAATAAAGTAATGACACCCACAGATATTGGTATATCGTAAAGAGTTGAAAGGTAATTTATAAAGGAAACCATGGATAGCACAAAAATAGGACTGGTAAAGTTAAATCCTCCTTTAAAATCTTTGAATGTAATTGCGGCTCCACAAGTTATACCAATAATTAAACTTAAAAGAAAAGTAAACCTTTCGTTCATGTCGGCATTGTAATTTTTCATGAATCCGTAAAATACTAACGTTGAAATTACGGAAACCACGGGACCAATTCCACTGTCAATAGCTCCAAGTGGAAAAGAAAGTGCCAACGCGATGAAAATAATGTCGCGCCATCGCATCCATTTATCTATTATAAATGCAGAATATTCATTATTTAGTTTCCAAAAACGAAGAATTTCACCATAGTATATAATTGAAATTATACAAAGCAAAACCACGATAATTTTCGATGGTATAAAACTGGAAAGACTTGCAAATTTAAATGCCATGATGTACCCAGCAGCAACTCCAAATAGCAGACTTGCAATGAATGCAACTTTTCTTTCTTCTGTATTCTCTTTATCGGCTACCTCTGGAATTACATGCGCAAGTGCAAAAAATATTACAGAAACTATTGCTGACACAATAGGAGGAAACCCAAGTGTTGATACTAAAACCGTAAATGCCATACTCATAAACACAAGATCCTTCCAAGTAATTATACTATCAGGAAAAAATGCATACAGCTCGTACATTATTACTAATATAACATATTAAAAATATCTTTATATAGTAGTAATGTTTTTATATGTAGTGGCTTCAACTTTGTTGTCTGCCTTGGCGATACAACTTAGACTACCTTCATCACCTGGTTTTGTTGACAATGTCATAATGCCAATTCTTATATGGGTCATAAGTTTGATGTCATTAACGATATTCACCTTTTTTTCAGCGTACGGAACATTTGGTTCTATACTATCAATAATATTAATATGGAAAGTCGTGTATAATTGGCTCTTTTTTATTGGCGAAAAATCAGCAAACATAAAACTTTTGACGGCGCTGAGTGAATTTGATGATATTTTTAATTCTCCTTTGACAGCTGTAAAAAATTTATGGAATACTATCACAGGATTATTTTCAACAGCAAAAGAATATATAAAAACAGTGTGGAATACTGTTACAGGAACATATACTAATGTTGAAACAACAATAAAAAATACATGGCTTGAACTGGAAACTAGAGCCACAGAATTGGTTAATTCTGTCACACAAACAGTAAAAACCTTAATTAATCAAATTATTACTGTGTTAGAAAATATATTGTCTTTGGGAGGAACATTAGGTGACGACGAAATTCCACCGCTTCCTGAAAAAATTAAATTAGCGGATCAATTGAATCAAATGGATTTGTAAATAGATTCCTTATTTCATTCTCTAAAGGATCTACAACTAATGCTATAGGATCTAAACCTGCCAGATCGAATGGTATTAAAAGACCTGTGGATTTTATTGTATCTACAACTGAATCAATTATTTTAAAAATAGCATTTGGAATAGCCTCTATTATTTGATCAAATAATGATGATACAATGTCGCCTATTATTTTTACAGACAATGTAATAAAACCATAGGAAATATTTAAAATCCAATCAATAACACGATCACTTGTAAAAAAATCTAACAAATCAAGAAAATAACGTAAAATTTTACCATTTAAACCAGATATCCAGTTTAAATAAGAAGTTATTTTATCATAAGGTTTTGCAATAACAATAGTATACAATATACTACCAAACTCCTTTATACTATTTAGAATGTTTCCTAAAAAAATTAATATCGCATTACTAGCATCTAATAAAGTGTTTGCAATGTTAGAAGTTATATTATTGAAAAACTTACTTATTTTTTTGAGTGGATTTATAAAAATTTTTTCATGAAAATTATAAAACCAATCATGTAAAAAAATCAACACTTTGTGGAAATCTTCTTCCATATAAAATAATTAATATTTTTTTTTACTAAAGTAAACTTTCGAAGTGGTTTTGAACAAAGCCTAACATAAAATATTTTTCATCTAAATTAATCTCCGTGATTTTATTCAATTTAAGCCCCGGAATATACTTGTTGACAATTTCAATAAAAAAATTCAATAGTTCTTGCCACTGGAAAAAATATAAGTTCTGTGCATTTACAATAACTTCTTCGAAATAATCTATAGCTTTATCACCATTAAACCAATTTGTTATTTTTTTTAAATATTCTGTAATCCATTTCAAAGGTTCTATTATAAACGTATTTATTATTTTAAATAATACATCTATAATGTAGTTTGGAACTGTTGTTATGAAGAATAAAAATGCATCTTTTATGAATGTAATAATGTTTTTTAAAGAATTAAATATCCACTTAATGAAATTTATTGGAGGTTCAATAATCCATTCTGTAATAAAATCAAAAACTTTTCCAATATTTTTAAGAATGTTAGGAATAAACATGTAAAAATCATCAAGTTCATTCATATTCAAATCAGGTATTGAAGGCTGGAAGTAAGTTAATATAAATTTTGTTATTGGATAATAAAGTAATATTAATCCGATTGGTTTTATTTTAGTTACTGTTCCTATTATCCCAACAATACCAAGTGAAATAAGATAATATAGTTGATTAGACATACTATTATTACTTGGTAAAATATTTAGGCTTCCACGCAAGGAACCACGGCAGGATCAACACCCCCAATGCCAAGATCACGAGGTCAATTTTAAGCACCTTGTTCTTGATATCGGGACACCAGTTCTTGTACTTCTGGATCTGTTCGCTGTCCTTGGGCTTGGCCCACCAGTAGAACAAAGCCAGATAGGTCGGCCCGAGGTTGCGCTGACACTGATACCAGTGATCGTACCACGCCAACACGATGTAAGGGAAATAAAGAAGACCCAACAGCACCCACTTGTTCTTCGGCGGAAGATACCAGTACCCACCCGCCAGAGCCAAGGTGAACCAGATGCACTTCCAGTTCGCCACTGGCTGGGTCTTGTCACACTCATTGTGATCGTGTTCTGTCATTTATAATATTTAAAGAAAAGAATCTTTAGATAATCATAAATAAAATGAAGACCAATTGTTCAAAATTATTAAACCAACATCTTTTTACAAACGAAGGTGTATTAGTTAAAAATATTATCGGAACCAAAGATGCTTCTTCCGTAGATTTCGTCCACGGAGACAAGAAAGGTGCGTTTTGTAAAATTCATAAAATTAAGAAATATGACAAATGTTCAAACATGCGATGCACAAAATGGGCATGTGATACTGGGCACATCAGAATATGTGGTGACGACAAAACTGCATATCTTACTCCATTGTGCGGAACGTGTAATAATCATAACAATACAAGTTATTTTAAATTAAAAAAAGATAGTAGAATAGTGGAATTGATTTATGTATCGACAGCTTTTCCTCGTAGACCAGTGTTTGATAAAGATTTAGATAAGCGCGTCAGAATATGTACTTAAAGAAAAGAATCTATACATGAATACCAAAAACATGCAAACCTTAGTTGTTCAGAAGATGCATTCTGATGCTATGTTACCGACACGGGGCACAGAACTTTCGGCGGGTTATGATCTCTATGCCTGCTCGGACTGTGTGGTTCACGAGGGTAAGAGGTTTGTGGTTCCCACGGGGATTCGCGTGAAGATTCCTGAGGGGTGCTACGCCCGCATCGCCAGTCGCTCGGGTCTGACCGTCAAGCACGGCATCGAGGTGGGTGCCGGCGTCATCGACCGGGACTATGAGGGTGAACTTAGGGTCGTTCTGTTCAACCACGGAAACAGACCGTTTCACATTAAGCAGGGTTATCGTATCGCCCAATTGATTCTGGAGCGTTATGAGCACTGTGACCTTGTTGAGGACCCGGAGCTGTATCCACAAATTCCCATTCAGGATCCTCCGGTGGCTCCCGACCCGTCAGAAATCCCAGACCCTCAGTTCAAACCAGACCTGATTGATCACGCAAGGAATCAAGGTCTCGGACCTAGGAGCGTAGGAGGCTTCGGTTCCACTGGGGTTTAAACAAAAAACACTATATTAGTTAAATGACATTCTTTCCGGCACTTTATGGTAAAGATGCCAAAGGAAAGACTCGCATTTGGCAAGTCGAGGTCGTCAATGGAATGATTAGACGAACCACAGGTCTTATCGATGGTAAAAGATCTGTGACGGAACGCCCTCCCGATACCAAACGCAAGACTCCCATCGAGGAGCAAGCCGCTCAGATGTGGCGAAAACAAGTCAAATTGGGGTACATGGACAATATTCAGTTAAGATCCGAAGTTGTCCTCAGACCTATGCTACTCTACTCGTTCAGTTCAAGGTCCTACGGAATTGACGGCGACATTCGCTTTCAGCCCAAGTTGGATGGTGTCAGGATGCTCGCCGGATTTTCGGGTGGTGGACTCTTGCTTCAGTCCAGGAACGAACAGAGGATTGAACATTTGACCCACCTGGAAAAGGCACTGGAAGGAAAGTTGGAGGAGGGTGAGTTCTTGGATGGTGAACTTTTCTGCAAGGACTTGGATTTCGAACAGATCACCAGTGCTGCTCGGGGTTCAGAAAGTCCCTATGCACCCAAGTTGGAGTTTCACTGCTTTGACTACTTTCGCCTCAGTAAGTTGGAGATGCCCTTCATGGAACGCTACGAGAGGCTCAAGGAAATCATCAAGAAAATCAATCACCCCATGATTAAGATTGTTCCAGCCTATCAAGGGACCGCCAAGGATGCCGACAGGTATCACGACAAGTTTGTGGCAGAGGGTCACGAGGGCGTGGTGGTTCGCGTGGCTGAAAGTCCCTACTTGCTCAACAAGCGGTCGTCCCAATGCATCAAGTACAAGAAGATGGTGACCGAGGAATTTGAAATCGTGGGCGCCGAGGAGGCGGAAGGCAAGGACCGTGGAACGCCCATCTGGATCTGCGAGACAAAGGACGGAGACACATTCAAGGCCAGGCCCAAGGGAACAATGGAGAGTCGAAGGGAGCTGTGGAAGAATCGAGGCAAGTTAATGGGCGAAATGCTCACCGTTCAATTTCAAGGACTCACTCAAGACGGCGTTCCTCGCTTCCCCGTGGCACTCGCCGTAAGAAATTATGAATAACATTAATATTATGATAATAATACATGTAGGTTCTTATAAAAATTATCACACCTGTAGACTTCCAGAATCAATTAACTTTCCTGTGAAGGAATTTATTCGGATTAATGATATTTTACAAAGGTCGGATTTTGGATACGAAGATATCGAAAAACAAGGAAAGGGTATTTTTAGTGGTTCTGGACTAAAATTTCCAGGGTTTGAACATCCGATTATGCTTTATACAGATGAGAAAGATTCTCTTGATGCAAAAATATCAAAAGTTTACATGAATAAATTTGGTTTTAAGAATATTTGTACCCTCGAAGAAGGTTTAGAAAGTTGGAAAAAAAATAACAATCCAACGATGTCCGGTTGTTAATTAGAGAATACATTCGATAGTAGTATAAATGTCAGAAATCCGTGTTGAGAAGCATGGGTTCGTACGTCTTGTCGATACAATGCCGAGGGAGGATCTTGATCACGCCATAGTTCAAGCCGCCCGTGTTTCGTATGGAGAAGGCACCAAGAGTGTTCGGAGTGACCGTGGTCTGATTCGCTACCTGCTCCGTCACGCCCACACGACACCCTTTGAGATGGTCGACTTCAAGTTTCACATCAAGATGCCCATCTTTTTAGCTCGACAGCACATGCGTCACCGGACCGCCAGTATCAATGAAATTTCGGGTCGCTACTCGCAGTTGCCCGAGGAGTTCCACGTTCCCACAGAGTTCCGGGGTCAGTCCAAGGTGAACCATCAGGGGTCCGAGGGAGTGTTGGATTCACCCGAATCCATGGTGCTCCTAAGGGATCAAAAGGCTTCGTGCGAACAGGCGTTCGATGTCTATCAACGTTTGCTTGACCACGGGGTTGCCAGAGAGACGGCACGTGAACACCTGCCCCTGTCTACCTATACTGAGTTCTACTGGAAGATTAATCTACACAATCTTCTTCACTATCTGCGTCTCAGGATGGACAGTCATGCCCAACCGGAGATTCAGTTGTACGCCAAGGCAATGTACGACCTGGTGAAGCCATTGATTCCAGCGGTCGCCGAAGCCTATGAGGACTACGTGCTTGGGTCAGTGACCCTTTCTAGATTGGACCTTGCGAAAATAAAGCAAAATCTTCTTGAGGGGAAACATGAACCCTATCCTTCACAGAGTGAGGAACTAGAGTTTTTAGAGAAGCTCCGCGTTCTTGGGGTCGTCTAGACTTGTTCGGTGGCTTGTATCGCTCACCGGGAGCAAGTTCTCGGGGTTCGTAGGTCTTGGGTGGAGGAATGACGAGTTTTGGTTTCGATTCTTTTGGAACTTCAACCCGTTCTTCTGACTCCTTTTCCTGTGAAGAAGCCGAAATGATTGTCTGAATTCTTTTCCATGTTTCTTCATCAAGTTCTCCACCCCCCAATTCATCTTCGCGGAACCCGTAAGAAAGGTAGATCGCCATGCGTTCTTCGTACGTCTTTCCTTCGAGTTCCACAATGAGCTGCTGACATTGTTTATTTGTGATCACGTGATGTTTGTGCAGAGCCATGCCACATCCTTCCACCGGACAAGGTGGATAGTAGCGTCTTGCATTTGAGTCACAACGCTTGTGGCATATTTCATCACCATCACTCAAGTGGACATCAAGTTTATTAACTATAATTCTATTACATATTGAACATTTTGTAATTGGGACGAGGTTTAGGCGACACTCGTGATGAACATGGTGACCGCAACGGACGTTGACTCTACAAACAAATGAAATGTCTTCGCCGCAGATGCTACACATTCTAAATATCTTCCACATCTTTTCTTTAACGCTTCATCACAGTACCACACATCCGGCAGGTGATGAACAAGGTCATCGGTTCGTCTGCTGAACGCGTCTGCTTCTCCACATAGGTGGTCTTCATGGATTTGCACTTGCCGCACTTGAACATTCCGTCCTCGTATTCCTCGGGCTTCTTCTCGACCACCTCCTTCTTGGGTTCCTGATACCAAAGATCCCATATCTCCTTGGTGTCGAATGTATTTGGTTTGAGTTCGCCGTTCTTGATCCTGTCCAGAAACTTGGATTTATCGTTGTTGCGAATTGCGTAGATCAGTGATCGCATCCGGTTCGCGTAGAGACGTTTGAACTCTGGGTTCTTCCAGTTTGCTCGTGTGTCGTTCTCGCTGATGACTGTAGCGTTTTTGAAAGGTTTAGGCACCTCGACCATGTAGTCGCTCAGGTTCGATGAAATGTGTTCCGAGAGTTTGGCATGCTCGGTTTTGAGTTCGTCATTCGCATGTTTCTTGTCCAAGAATGATGCCCTTTCAGCACGTACCCAACACTCCTTGGAGTTAATGTAAATGTCCCGTTGTATCTGCACTAACTTGGTCATCGTATCCCTGCGAACTTGTGTGAGTTTCTCATGTATCTTTCCCATCTTGCCAAGACGACGCATGTTCAGAAGGTGTAAAAGTCTCTTGAGGATGCGCTTCCTCTTGGTGATATCAGGTAGGTCGAGGTATTCTTCTTCCTGGCCGATGAAAATCTTGGGCTTGAAGGAAGGTCGACGAATAAAGTAGCGCTCGAGTTTTTGATTGATCATTGCCAGACCCTTCATCTCATTTTCGATTTCTTCTATGTCTTTCTTTACCAAAGTGAGAAGTCGGTTGAGTCTCGTCTGGTCTAGAAGTCTTTTGCTGACCTTTTTGATGGGTGGCACAAAGGTTTCGCCAATCATCTTGTTCTTGATTTCCAACAGGCGTTCCTGCTTCTCCACCAGTGGGGTCTTGCGCTTGACCACTCCACCGTCAGTAACATCAAATATGTAGTTCCTCTTGGCGAGATATTCCGTCCAAACCTTTGAGTTGAACTTTTGTAGCTCCTTTTGGTTTTCGTTCGCGTCGCCGGGTTTCATTTGCTTGATGCACCAGTTCTTGGCGCCCTTGCTGAGGTGAGTGGACAGCGCATCTGCCTTGCTCTCGCTCACCAACCCCGAGTCAATGAGCGCGGTCGTCGCGAGCGCGATGGATTTGGCTTCCATTTTGTCGGATGTCCATTCGGACATCGTCCTGACCCTGAATAATTATTTCAACTTCTTCACTTGTAGGGTTTGAGAGTTACGATTTCGTTTTACTTCATTAGGATCGCCTTTACTTCTGGCACCCATCGGGCCTTTTTGATTGTATGTCTTTTGATGAAGATTCCAAAACTGCTGTGAACCCACGCGGAAGTTCTGATGGATCTTTGCCTTGTACCAGAACACACAGTCCTCGATTCGGTTGGATTTGCTGGTGTTGTCCAGCACCAGGACCTCATAATTTTCGGTGCATGCCGTCATCACCTGGTTGAACATATCAAAGTTGGGGAAGATCCCGAAGAATGCCTTGTACAACTTTTCTCTGTTCTGGATCACATTCTCTCGCGCGATGAACACGTAATCCACGTTGGCGCGGAGGTCCGGACTGAGATCCATACAATACTGCATAGTCAACATGAAAAATATCTTCCAGTGGCGACCGTTCATGAAGCACTGGCGAATACAAGAGTCTTTTAGGAATTTTCTATCATACATACAATCGTCCATCAATATGAAAGCTCCAATGTCCCTGGACGTCATCTCCTTCTTTCCTGGCGGTGGTTTAAGGTTCACCATCTTCCTCTGCCTGTCGATAACCCTCTCTATAATGTCCTTGTCATACTCACCGTAGATGAACAAGTCAGGAATGAACTGCTGATACCAGTGATTTCCTTCCTCGGTCGCGGACATCACAACACCTGCAGGGAGGTGCTTCTTGTGATATAGGATGTCCGTCACCAACGTTGATTTGCCAGTGCCACGCTTTCCAATAAAAACACAGACCTTGTCGTCACCCATTGATGCGGGATTAAATTTTTTGAGCTGAATGTTCATGTCTATTAGTTGTATGTATTTTTTCAAGCCTTTTTTTGACACATCATAATAGAATGCGGCTTGCCGTCACAGGATACCAAGACACCTTTTTGACCGGAGACCCACAAAAGAGTTTCTATCAAAAGGTGTTTACGAAACGTGCTGGATACACGACCGAAAATCTTCGTCTGGCTTTTGATTCAGATATTCGTTTTGGTGAAACGTCAATATGCACTATAGATAATGATACATGTGATATCATCACCAATTTCTTTTTAAACTTTAGGTTTCAAAGCGAAACAAGTGTTCAACAGGATGGACACTTTTTTATAGAAAGCGCGCAACTTTTGGTCGGAGGTCAGACTATAATTAGCTTTACAGGCGAATATTTAGCAATTATGTCAGATTTAACAGATTCACAAAGGACACGAGATAGCAACGACGTCATGTTGAAGCGCACCGTTTCTCCAACAAATTATGGCACGGTACAAAAAACATCCCAACTTTTGGTCAAATTACCATTTTTTGGAAATGGTTACGAGAACTCGTTTCCACTTTTAGCTCTCAATAGGCACAGCATACAAGTGCGCATAAAACTTAGAACCCAAGAACAACTTTCAGGCATTCCACTTCCAGATGTCGCACTGGAAATAAGTTCTATTTATCTGGACGATGAACATAGGAAATTCTTTCTTGGCAGACAGTTAGATTACGTTATAAAACAGACACAAATTGCCAGAGTCACCGTGAACGATCTCAATCAGATTCGATTCAAAACTGAATTTGAAAATCCCACAAAAGAACTCATACTAGTTGTTCAAAATGATTCTGGAACGCTGGGGGTTTTTGATTACAGTTCAGCAGCAAGTTCGGTTTATACGAGCTACTTAAATGATCAAGTGACCAGGTGGAAACTCTTTCTCAACGGACAAATCTATTTTGACTTGGACCAAATGTCAATGAGAGCCATACAACCTTATGAACACTATATCCAAACACCAAATTACAAAGTTAACATGTTCAATGTGGGCGAAGGAACGGTCAACATGAGCCGAATTTCAAGTCAAATTTTCGAACTAACACTCGTGAATAATAGCATAACGCGTAAAGCAAGACTCTACGCGGTAAACTATAACATTTTCCGCTGTCAGGGCGGACTCGGTGGGACATTGTTTGTCTAATCAAGCTTGATCTCACGACGCTTATTGTCGGACGTTCGCATCTTGAAGAACAGACGAAGCACACCGTCCACGTAACTCGCCTTGTACCCCTCATCCGATACATCCACGTAACTGGGCAAATCGAACGAGGCGCTCTTTTTCTCTCCGTATGTCACGGTCACCTCGTGGTCATCAGATGAAAGTGTGATGTGAATGTTGTCCTTGCCCACCCCAGGGAGGTGCATCTCAATCTCGAAACCCTCATCTGTGGTGTGGGTACGCTTGTATAGATATCTGTCAGCCATTTTAGTATTAAACTGCTTCTCCATGTTGGGAAGCTCATTCAGAACCTTGGACGTCGTGTCCAGAAGGTCATAAAGATCGCCATGCCGAAGAAAAGGTAAAAAAGCCATTGTACTTTATCTTGGAATCTTTTCTTTAATTATCTTCCACTCTTCCCAGTTGGGGGAACGGGTGTCCGCCACACATACCTCGGCGATCAAGCGCATCGGCGTGGGATACACCGAATACACCTTGTCATAAGCATAGAACGAATACATGTGACTCAGATGAGGCGTATGCCGAATGTTCAAATCCTCTACGTCACACTCCCACCCAAGTGAATGAAGTGGATCAACCGCGTACTGCTTTCCAATCTTTCCGTATTGTTTGAAATCTACGACATTGTATAGTCTTCCAAGGTTGTCTGGATCAGGAATGGTTCTGTGATTGGTCGAGATGGTTATGTGGGGGATGTGCTTGAACTTGTAGACCTTGGTCAGAAGACGATGATTCAGTGGCACCAACCAGACAGAATAACCATACATTACTATATATGCAGGATCTTTCTTTAAGTCAGAAGGTGGGTGTGGCCATTACCATCGCTCCGACCGTATTGATATTTGGACCTATTCCGATCATCCTGGCTTCAGGGGATTTCCTGATGCGTCAAATAATTAAACATAAAGTCCAAGATAACAGTGTGAAGTTCAAGCCCAGGTAGCCTCAATCCGAGTGGATTGCCTGGGTGATTTCACATTGTTCTCCGGTAGCTCAGTTGGATAGAAGCGTGGGACTGTTAATCCCAAGGTCGTGGGTTCGAGCCCCACCCAGAGAATTTTTGTTGATCTGTAAAA